GACAGGCAAGGCGTGTGGGCGTCGCAAGGGTGAAAAACGGGGTACTCCATATTGTCGCCCCAGTAAGAGGGTATCGTCAAAAACCCCCAAAACAGCTTCCGAACTTACAAAGTCGGAAAAAAGATCACGCATAGCCCAGAAGAAACGCATCGGCCAACCGGCAGGCAAGCCGCGCCGAGTAAAGGCTGTTCGACGTAAAAAGAAATGAAGGAAATGATTCGTCGCTGGATCATGGAGGATTTGACTCCTGTAGATCCAGATTCAGGGTTTGCCCTTTGTCCGTATGCCAAAAAAGCATGGATGGATGATCGCGTGAAAGTGGTGGTTTGCGACGGTGATTTGTGGGAGCGCGTCGCAGATGAATGTGTAAACTTTGATCCAAATACTGCTTTAACTGTTTGCGTTGAGGAGAACCCAGAACGCTCATATGACGAGCTAGAGGCCGCCTGCATGGCGATGAACAGCTATTTTTCTATCACCAAGCAAGATTTGTGGGTATTGGTGTTTGAAGGAGAGGTGGCTATCATCTTCATACAAAAACTATCCGAACTGGACGATGCTAGTCAAAAGCTCGAAAAAGTGGGATACTACGAGAACTATGAGCCTGACGACTACATCAAGCTTATCTTGAACCGGCGAGAAAAGAGGATCCAAAATGGTCAAAAAAGCTAAGAAGATGATGGGTGGCGGAGCCGCTAAGAAGGCAGCGCGTCGTATGCGTGGTGGCGGCGCAACTATGAATGTCTCCCCTCGTAAGGCAATGGGCATGAAGAAGGGCGGCGCAGCCAAAAAGATGATGCGTGGCGGCAAGGTTAAGAAGTAATGACAACTTCTGGTTCAACGGACTTTGAGCTTGATGTAAGTGATTACATCGAAGAGGCGTTTGAGCGCTGTGGTATGCAGGTCAGGACAGGATATGATCTGAAAACTGCAAAAAGATCGTTGAACCTTTTATTCGCAGATTGGGCCAATCGCGGTTTAAATCAATGGACTATTACGCAGCGAACGCAGGCTTTGACAGCTTCCGACAATGATTATGATCTTGGAACTGACGTAATAGATGTTTTGTCTGTGGTTGTGCGGCGTGGCAGCACTGATTTTTCTATGAATAGAATTAGCCGCGATGATTATCTCAACATACCAAACAAAACAACTACTGGTCGGCCAACGCAGTTTTTTATTGATCGTCAAATAACGCCTAAAATAAAAATATGGCCCACACCAGAGAACTCTACTGATGTTTTGCACTTTGACTGTCTGACACGTATTGAAGACGCCGACACGTTTGTTAATACAGTAGAGGTTCCTTTTCGTTTTTATCCGTGCCTTGCAGCGGGGTTGGCATATTACTTAGCTATCAAGAAAGCTCCTGATAGAATACAGCTTCTAAAAGCTATTTATGATGAAGAGTTTGACCGCGCACAAGCAGAGGATAGAGACAGAGCCTCCTTTAATGTGGTTCCTAGCCTTCAGTATTATAGGGTAGGGTGATGGCACGGTTCGCTACAGGAAAATACGCTTACGGCATTTCTGATAGGTCAGGGTTCCGCTATCGTCTAAAAGATATGCGTCGAGAATGGAATGGCCTTCTTGTTGGCCCTGACGAATATGAGCCAAAACATCCGCAATTAAGACCTGTTAGAATTAGTCCTGATGCAGAGGCTTTGCGAGATCCGAGGCCGGATACAAACAACATAATACCTGTAGAGGTTTCTTTCCCTGCCTTCGATTTAACGACTTTACGGTTTATACCAAATCCATCTGTCGTTGGGAAAATAGGCAGTGTCTCTGTATCAACCACATCAACAGGTAATGTATCCGTATCTGCCACAGGAGTTTCTGGAACAGGAGCCATTGGTTCATCTACCGTGACGGGTGTTCAAGTATTTGCAGTAACAGTTGTTAGCACGGGATATGGTAATAAATACTTTATAGATGGGGTGCAGCAGGCGACGGTAAATCTGTCTGAAGGCTCTACTTATATGTTTGATCAGTCCGATTCGAGTAATGGTGGGCATCCTTTACGCCTGTCAACAACGTCTGATGGAACTCACGGCGGAGGATCAGAATACACTACAGGCGTAACAACGAGCGGAACGCCGGGTAATGCGGGGGCTTACACACAAATTACAGTAGCAGTGGGTGCGCCTACACTTTATTATTACTGCACCAATCACAGTGGCATGGGCGGACAGGCGAACACACCATGAGCTTTACATTCACGACATTGAAGCAAGCGATTCAGGATTGGACAGAAAACACAGAAACAACTTTTGTTAACAATCTGAATGTTTTCATAAAAAATGCTGAAGAGCGTATTCTTAAAGAAACAGATTTAGACTATTTTCGCAAAAATGTTGCGGGTGTGATGTCGAGTGGCAATAAATTTTTGAACATGCCCACAGACTATCTTGCCTCTTTTTCTTTGCATTTCATTGACAGTAGTGGAAATGCTCAATTTCTCTTACAGAAAGATGTAAATTACATTCAGGAATTTAATCCAAATGCTGCCACAACCGGCCTTCCACGTTATTACGCGGCCTTTGATTACCAAAATTTTATTATTGGCCCCACTCCAAATGCTAATTATGTCACTGAATTACATTACTATTATAGACCGCAGTCAATAACGGAGACTTCAGATGGTCAGTCTTGGCTTGGAACGAATGCTCCGAATACACTTTTGTATGCGTGCTTAATAGAAGCGTACACTTTTATGAAGGGTGAGACGGATCTTCTTCAGTTGTATATGAACAGATATGCAGAATCTATGCGGAGACTTCCGCCGCCACCGTTAAAAGTTTATGCTGAAGGGCGAGAAAATACAGATGCTTACAGGGAGGAACCTCTCCGTGCATCTACAATGTAAGGGCAAAAAATGTTTGATGAACTTGAGGGCAAAGAAATTGCCATTGTTGGTCTTGGGGGAAGTTACGCAGATTACGTGAAGGCTCGTATAAATTCCACAAGCTATGATGAGGTTTGGGGGATTAATTCTATCGGCGCAATTGTTCATGTTGATAGAACTTTTATGATGGACCCAGCTAGTCGCTTTCTTGATGGAGTGAAAGCAGGAACCCAAACAGGAATTGCAGCAGAATTTTTGTTAGAAACCCCTAACAAGGGGCCGATATATTCTTGTTGCCTTGATGAAAGAGTGCCTGAGATCGTAGAGTATCCACTTTCTGAGGTTATAACAGAACTTGGATTTGCCTATTTTAACAATACTGTAGCGTATGCAATTGCTTTTGCTATCGCAGCTAAAGTTAAGAGAATCAATCTCTTTGGGATAGATTTTTCTTACAGAAAGAATTTGCATTTTGCGGAAGCTGGTAGATCCTGTTGTGAGTTTTGGGCGGCTATAGCTTTAACACGAGGCATTTTAGTGCGCACTGCGGAGCAGTCTTCTTTTTTAGACACAAATGTACCTTTGAACGAAAAATTGTATGGATATCATCGTTTAGATGATCCGCTTGTTCAGTACACTGAAAACGATAAATTAATTATCGTTGCAGAATCTGAGTACAAGCCGAAAAAACAAGAACACTTGGAAGGCCCAGAGCCTTTGGATGGTAGAGAGCCTGTGTTACACGGAAGGCATGATGTAGAGGGAATAACCTACAATGTTTAATGTTACTACGAGCATGGGGGCCGGTGAAGTATCCGTAGTTACTTCAGACAATGGTGGCTTAGAGACAGATCAAATCGTAGAGTTGGCAATGGATAAGCTGTTAAAAGTTTCAGAGACAGCCCCTCCTGCTATACGCGATCAAGCAGAGGTGTTTCGTGAACAATTGCGAGCTTTGTTGGCTTACTACATAAATATTGCTCGTAGAGAAGAACGTGCTACTATATGTCATATCTTGAGCCGTGAAGGACAAGATGTTTTGGCTGACGCAATAAGGAGAATGTAATGGCTATTGCAGGTACAGTAATGTGTACTTCCTTCAAAAAAGAGCTTTTGACAGGTACGCACAATTTTACAAACTCAACTGGAAACACCTTTAAGCTTGCTCTGTACGCGGAAAGTAGTGGCGGCAAATCTAGCACTACGGCGACTCTTGGCGCGGGAACAACCGCTTTCACTACGACGGGTGAAGTCGCCTCTAGTGGGACGTATGTCACTGGTGGTCTTGCTTTGACAAATGTTACTCCCACGAGTTCTGGAACGGTTGGGTTTACAGATTTTGCAGACCGTGATTTTACCAGCGCCACGATAACTGCGATGGGTGCCTTGATTTACAATTCAAGCCAATCAAACAAAGCTGTTTGTGTGCTTGATTTCGGCAGTAACAAGACATCTACTTCCGGCACATTTACGATTGCGTTTCCGACTGCCAACCAATCTTCGGCAATTATTCGTATCGAGTAAAATGCCTGATGTCAGTCAAGAAAAAGCGCATTGTAATACCGCTTACAATGCGTTTTTTTATAGAATAAAGACTCAATCGTTAACCGAGGCATGAATATGTCAGAATGCTGTACTCTCTACTTTATCACGGGGTAATTTTTCATGTCGGAATCAGATGCGGGTTATATAATTTTACCAGTTGTGCTTCCTCTCGTAAAAATTCGTTGTTATGACGCGGGGGGAGGGGAAGATGTGACAGTGCTGGAAGACACTACGGGGTGGAGTCTTAATTCTGTCAATGATGCGTGTGAAGTAAAGTTTGAAGAGTGGGTTGCATCTAGGTAATGGCTACGTATTGGATAGACCCCTTTTTAGAGGCTACTACGCAGGGTGCCGGTACGACCGACACTACTACTAAGGACGGCTCATATGCTGCACCCTTTTCTCTTAACGATTTCATAAGCACCAGTAATACTGCTGTAAGCTCAATAAATGGCACCAGTTTTTCTGACGGTGATGAATTACGAATGAAAGGCATCGCCTTCGGTACGCTTTTTGGTAGTGAAGGAAATGTCTATGCCTTCAACGCTCTTGGCTACTCTCTTGCTACAAGCGAGTTAAAACCTGTAACTGGTAATACCACTTTTGACGGCACATCTACTGATACTGCTTCTAATTTATTTGCTTTTCAAAATAGTGACATAGCTAGTTATCTTCCTAATTGGAGCCACCCCTTATTTTTTGCGGGTAATGAACACAGTGATAGCACCAAAGTACAAACCCTCATTCACTCGTTTCTTTGGCCTGTTGTCAATCAGCAGATGGGTTACAATAGCGCAAGCACTACCGGAATTGAGCTTTTTAGAGTAAAGGATGAATACGCCAATGTTATAAGCTATAGCACTAGCCACCAATATTGTTTTAATATTTCTGTAAAAGTTACTTTGTCCGCAGGATGGACAAGCGAAACAGCACAAAATGGTTACAGCATCTTTGAAGTGTATGGCATTACAAGTTTTAGATATTTTTACATTAATTCTGCTACTGGAACCAAAGTAAAATACGACTGTGAGCGCCTTATTTTCTGTCAGTCTGAACATCCTAGCGCAGCTAGTTATCAGGGATTGTACACGGAATTTCAAGAAAGTAGCGCTAGGGGCGAGGCTACAGACCATGTATTTCCTGTACTCGCTTGTAATCTTTATTATATATTCACTCTTTATTACGGGGACTACGCTGGAAGTACAGCGGTCTGGCCTATGATTACTGGAGGATCAGAGAATTACGAGAATTACATAAGATTTTTCCCGTGGGATCGTCCGGGCGGTACCACAAGTACGTTTAAAAATTTTATATCTGGTGCGAACTTCTTTTCGTTCCAAAGAAGTTATAGCAGCCATGCACATAAAATAGGAAATGTTTACTCTAAAGCCTACGAGGACTCTTCTTTAGGCACACAGACTGTCTTTCAATACAATTCTGCTTATCAACCCGCCAGCACAGGTTCTTCCGTTACTTTTTTACAGAATAGTGTTTACTGTATGCTGGCCAAGAGTACCTCCAGTACCGCTATTGTTTTAGATAATAGTGGGGGAACAGTCACCTACGAATCGGGCTTGAAGAACCCCGGAATATCTCCTCTAACGTCTGTTGTTCCCGGCGTAGGAACATACGGCGACTATATAGGCCCAACAATGGGAAGCGTGGAATCTTCTACTTCAAGCGACCTTGCTCTTTTTAATTCAACAAAAACAGTCAACGCGTCACAGAACTGGTATGACCCCAAGTTGACTCGCGACGGATTTTTTGATCCGATAACTTACACATCTTTTGGAAAATTTACTCTCGGCGGTAGTAACTACAGGACTACTGCTCACAATATCGGTCTTTACGTAGGTACCGCTTTAGGCTCAACCGCTGCTCCGCAATTTTTAATCGCATCCGCAGAACATAATGATTACGACGGAAAACCTATATCTTTGATAGGCGATCCCTACACGGCAGGGGTACAGTTTCCTGCTCTTCTTTACAACGACACTGTTAGCAGCACAGATGTTCTGGTTGGACAGTGGTGCGGAACAGCGACCGGTAATGCATCTACACAGTCGTGGATACCTCTCGATCTTGTTGTTCCGAGCTACACTGCTGGATCGGACAATTTAAGGGCAAAAGTTGTTTTGGCTTATGCGGATGGAAGTAGCAATTCTACGGCAGGGTCTATTCTTTTACGGGCGTGGCACAGGGATACCACTCAAACAGGTAATTTTCGTGTGTATAGCTCATCGGCCACAGCCGTATCCGCAGGAGGTGACCCTGCTTCACCCACAACAGTTACCTTGAATTTAAGTAACGTGCCGACCAGTGGTCAAGATGATATTACGACAGTGTGTTTAGGCATTCGCCTCGACTTTGCCTCAAACACTAATATTCAAAAATACTATGTAGTTTCTGCTGATATAGAGACATACTAACATGGCTTTACCGAGAGTAAGTGGACTAGGGTTTTACGATACCCTGACCGTTAACGGACTCGGTTTTGTTGACGCTGACTTTTCATCAGGCGGCGTTGTCGACGTATCAGTAACCCCCACAGGAGTGGCTGGTACTGGCGCTATAGGCACAGTCACCGTTTCAGTGACAGCAGACGCTTCAGTAAGTCCTACAGGGGTAGCTGGGACAGGCGCTGTTGGCACAGTTACCGCTTCAGGAACAGAAAACGTTTCAGTAACCCCCACAGGGGTAGCTGGCACTGGCGCTATCGGCACAGTTTCTATTCAAGAGGGCGCAGGTGTATCTGTTAGCGGCGTGGCCGGTACAGGTGCCATCGGCACAGTTTCTGTTCAAGAGGGTATAGGAGTATCAGTTAGTGGTGTAGCTGGTACCGGCGCTATTGGCACAGTTTCTGTTGGTCAAGGCATTGGTGTATCCGTTACGGGTGTATCTGGCACGGGTGAAATAGGCTCGGCCTCTGTTCAAACTGATGTCTCAATAAGTGTTTCAGGTGTATCCGGCGCTGGCGCTATTGGTACTGTAACGCCAGCGGCTGGCGCGAGTGTTTCTGTTTCCGGCGTTGCTGGCACATCTGAAGTGGGAACAGTTTCTCTTACAGGTACGTCTGTTGTTTCTCCAACAGGCGTTGCCGGTAGGGGAGAGATTGGGGTTATAGAGTTTCAAGGGGAGGCAATAGCTTCTCCAACGGGAGTTGCGGCCAATGGTGAGATTGGTCAAGAAACTGTAAGCGGTGATTCCAACTTTACTGTTGGTGGCGTTTCCTCCACAGGTGCTATTGGCACTGTAGTTGCTCAAATATCCAAATCCGTAGATGTAACAGGCGTTGCGGCTACAGGTGCTATTGGCACTGTAGTTGCTCAAATATCTACATCTGTAGATGTAACAGGCGTTGCGGCTACAGGCGCTATTGGCACTATTTCTGTCGAAGAAGGAACTGATGTATCCGCCACGGGTGTATCTGGAGCAGGTCAGATAGGAACAATTGTTCCTACTGGCGATGCCAATGTAGTTGCAACTGGCGTTAACTCCACTGGAAATATTGGCACCGTTTCTATTGAAGAAGGAGTAGGAGTATCAGTCAGCGGCGTGGCTGGCACTGGTGAAGTAGGCACCGTTTCTGTTGAGGAGGGCGTTGGAGTATCGGTCAGTGGTGTGGCTAGTACCGGTGCAGTAGGCACAGTAACGGTATCAATAACCACTGATGTAAGTGTATCCGTAACAGGAGTGTCCGCAACCGGCGCTGTCGGCTCTGTGACAGTAGAAGAAGGTGTGGGTGTATCTGTAACAGGAGTATCATCCACGGGTGCCGTAGGTTCGGTCACGCCTACAGGCGCTGCAACCGTCTCCTTGAGCGGCGTAAAAATTACAGGTAAGATAGGTCTTGTTAACATTTGGGGTGAGATTGTACCGGATCAGACTCCTAGCTGGTCCGATGTGAGTGCCAGCCAAACACCAAGTTGGTCTGAAATAACTCCAAACCAAACTCCTAATTGGAAAGAGGAGGCAGCGTAATGGCTTCTACTTACACAGACAATAACGGCATAGAGAAGCCCGGATCTGGCGAACAAGCAGGCACTTGGGGTACGACCACCAATCTAAACTTTGATATTATTGACCGAGTTTTGAATGGCGTTGGAACAATCACGCTGTCTGGAACCACGCACACTTTAACGACAAGTGACGGCTCGCTGTCCGACGGTCATTATAAAGTCTTGATTTTGGCTGGTTCACCGTCCGGCACAAACACGGTCACCATTAGTCCTAACGATCAAGATAAGCTGTATTTGATTAATAACACTACCAGCCAGAGTGTAATCTTCACACAAGGTTCTGGCGGCAACATCACCATTTTAGCAGGATCATCAGCTTGGATTTACGCCGATGGCGCAGGCTCTGGCGCACAAGTCCGCCAGTTGCCGTCGGACTTGGTAGGCGATACATCTCCACAACTTGGTGGTAACCTTGATCTAAATTCAAACGACATCACCGGAACCGGAGATATTAATACTACAGGCACCCTTACAGTGTCGGGAGCAGTGTCTTCTGGAGCTATCAGCACAGGCGCAAATAACATAACTAGCACTGGCACTGTGCAAGGTGGTCAGTTTACGCTCGATAACTCATCTAACGATTGGACATTTACTGTATCGTCAAACAAGTTGATCATTAGCTATTCTGGTACAGCCAAGATGGAACTTGATACCAGCGGCAACCTTAAAGTGACAGGCAACGTGACAGCGTATGGAACGATTTAATGGGCGCATTACCAAGCTCTGGAGCCATATCATTAAGTGACATCCGCGCAGAGTTTGTCGGCGGTAGCTCCTCAATATCTTTACAAGATCTTCTAAAAGGCTCTGCTGGGGGCAACTCTATAGTTAGAGCCAAAGCCTCGAATAACGCAGGCACTGACCTAGCACCAAATGTTCCGTCTTCTGGTGCTATAACTTTAAGCAATTTCTATGGTGCTGAACGAGCATTTGCATATGTTTACTCATCAAGTGCAAACAATCAAAGCGCCAACAGTGACGTATTTGGTGACGATTATACCGGTGACTACAAAAAACGTATAACTGTCAATAATAGCGTAACAATTAGTACGACGGGGTTGCTTAACACTGCCTTGGATTACCCCTCAAATGCCGGTGGCGAACTCGAACTTATAAACAATGGCACCATCAATGCGAATGGGTCTAAAGGCGTAGACAACAACAGCAGCCTTACAATAACCCTAACAGGAAATGGCACCTTTACAGCGGGGTCCAGAGATGATTTCGTGTCGGCGTTGCAGAGCAACGGTTCGGTGCAGATAAATTATATTGGTGGCTTTGGTGGCGGATCTGGTCCAAATATATGGCACTCTGATTATGGAGGCTCCGGTTTTAATTCCAAGCTGACTCGTAGCGGTAATTCATTTACATTGTCTTGGACCTACAATGAGAATGACTACGCCAATCTTGGGGCTGGCAGCGTAGACATCACTTCTATATTTCCAATGAGCGGGAGTAACTACGATTACACAGTCACAAGCTCTCAAAACAACAATAATCAAGTTTCTGCGTATGGCCGAGATACCCGCTCGGTAGCAGTTGGTAGAAAAGTTGTTAGCGGAGTCATGTACTACTGGTTTGGATCAAACAATAAAACGACTACTATGGATGTCGGCAATGACCGGTATATTCAGTATGGGCATACTCAAACAACGCTGACCACAAGTAACTCTCAACGTAGTAGTGTAATCCAATCGGTAAGCGGCACTCGTCGTGAGGGAAATTTTGACACCTCTGGTTTTTCAGGGACGGATAACTGATGCCTTTAACTAAACTTCAATTTAGACCCGGCATCAATCAAGAACTCACTTCGTATTCTAACGAAGGCGGTTGGCGCGACTGTGACAAAATCCGTTTTCGGATGGGTTATCCAGAAAAGCTAGGCGGTTGGGAAAAATTATCGTCATCAACGTATCTTGGCTCTGCACGGGCGCTGCATAATTGGATTGCGCTCGACGGCTCGAATTATCTTGGCGTTGGCACGCACCTCAAATATTACATAGAAGAAGGTGGCGCATTTAATGATATTACGCCCCTCCGTGTAACCACTAGCGCGGGGGATGTAACCTTTGCAGCCACCAACGGCAGCACCACGATCACTGTCACGGACACATCACACGGCGCTGTCGAAGGAGACTTTGTTACGTTTTCTAATTCAACTTCTCTCGGGGGTGTTATTACAAGCACCGTTCTTGATCAAGAGTATCAGATTGTTAGCATTATAAATGCCAACAGCTATACGATCACTTCTAGTGTGGCGGCTAACTCTTCCGACACAGGAGATGGCGGCTCAACCATAGGCGCATACCAAATCAATGTTGGCCTTGATTCAACGGTTGGCGGTACGGGCTGGGGCGCAGGTCTATATGGCGGTGTGGCGGCAGGCGCACTAGAGACAACGATCAACGAAGGCGGCACGTTTTCTGCTTCTGATACGACGCTTACGGTGGCCGATGGTACAGGCATTGCTACTAATGACCTGATATTGATTGACAACGAGATACTGAAGGTCACTAACGTAGCCACTAACGACCTTACAGTGACTCGCGCTCAGTCCGGCACAGAAGCATCAACACATGCCAATCTAGCCACCGTGACCCTAATATCTGGCAATGCTAGTGCAGCTAACGATTATTTTGGCTGGGGCGATGCGGCATCTGGTGGTTTGACGACTACGACACAGATTCGTCTGTGGTCACACGACAACTTCGGTGAAGATCTGCTGATCAATGCACGAGATAGCAACGTCTACTATTGGGACAGATCTACAAATTTGTCTAGTCGAGCGGTAGAGCTTAGCGCATTTGGCGGAAGTAGTTCTCGTAGCGTGCCAACAAAGGCAAAGCAAATACTAGTATCCGATCAAGACCGCCATGTCATTGCTTTCGGCTGTGACGGAATTGGCGGCGCTTCAGATCTTCAGGGTGATGGTGTGCAAGACCCGTTGCTTATAAGATTTTCTAGTCAAGAAGATCCAACATTATGGTATCCGGCCATAACAAATACGGCTGGTGATTTAAAGCTGGGGTCTGGATCTACTTTTATGCAAGCGGTAGAAACAAAGCGTGAAATACTGGTGTGGACGGATACCGCATTAAATTCCATGCGGTTTATTGGCCCTCCTTTTACTTTCGGCATACAGCAACTTGCATCAAATATAACAATAATGAGTTCTCAAGCGGCGGTTGCTACTGAGGACTTTGTATATTGGATGGGCATAGATAATTTCTATGTTTATGCCGGTCAAACCCAGCAACTGCCTTGCTCTGTTAAAGAAAAAGTATTTTTAGATTTTAATTTTGAACAATCTGAAAAAGTGATTGCTGGCGTCAACTCTGAATTTTCTGAAGTGTTTTGGTTTTATCCATCTGCAAATAGTTCGGATAATGATAAATATGTTGTTTACAACTACGGACAAAAAATCTGGTATTTTGGTTCTTTAAGCAGAACGGCATGGTTGGACCGTGGGGTGCGCTCTTTGCCTATGGCTGCTGGATCAGCTTATATATACAACCATGAAATTGGCTATGATGATGATGGCTCTGCCATGAACTCATTCATAGAATCCTCAGTTATCGACATTGCCGATGGTGACAGGCTTGTTTATCTAAACAGAGTTATACCGGACATGTCATTTAACGGCTCAACAAATCTTAGTAGCCCACAAGCTACGTTTACGGTAAAAACTAGAAACTTTCCGGGGGCAGATTTTAACGACTCGCCTTCAGGAGATGCTATTCGTACAGCGTCATCTCCCGTGGAGACTTATACAAATCAATTGTTTTTGCGCGCTCGTGGCCGCTCTTTTGCTTTACGAGTAGAGTCTTCAGCCTTGGGTGCAAAATGGAAGTTAGGCAGTCCTCGTATTGACATACGACCTGATGGGAGGCGTTAATGGCTTCAAATGAGGTAGCTCCTCCTAGATTGCCAGAAGCTCCTAGTGAGTACACGCAGCAGTATATGTCTGATTTAATTCGTGCTTTAGAGTTATTTATTGCTCAAGAGCGCAACCCCGGACAATTACGTGGCACTAAAATTACCTTAACTGACTTGCCCACAAGCTCTTCCGGCTTAGAGACAGGTGCTTTGTTCAATGACAGCGGAACAGTGAAAATCGTGACATAACGTAGTTTTTGCGTATAATTGTTCTGTTTACTAAGGGTTGACCGATGAAGTTAAGCGATATTTTAAAAGTAGCGGCTCCAGTTGTACTTGGCCCGGCAGTTGGCGGAATGTTTCCGGGCAACCCAATACTAAGCTCTGCTTTGGCTTCTGGTATTGGTTCGATTGCATTTGGTCAGAAGCCCAAAGATGCCCTCAGATCAGCGGTTCTTGGTGGTCTTGGTGGCGCTATGTTTGGTGGACCGCAACAAGCGGCACAAGCAACTCCTGCTGTAAATGCAGCCGCAGCAGTGTCAAGAGATCCATACGCTATAGGCGATAAAATTGGCAGAGTGCGGGAGGGTGCCGGTAGCACTGCTGGAAGTGGGGGCGGTATCGCGTCTGTAATTGGGCGTGGCAATGCCCCCGGCGCAAAAGCAAAGACCATGAGTGGTGAGCTTTTGAAAAGTTTAGAGTTTGCTGGCGATCAAGATGAGGGCAACCTCTTGTTTCGCTTGCTGAACACTAATCTTGGCGAAGGTTTAGCCGCTGGCTTGATAGCGCAACTTCTTGCTGGTGGTGACGAGGAAGATGGCCCAGCGCCCGGATCATATGAGCGTCGTCCATTTGGTGCTGGCGGCCCCGGAGGACAAATTGGTGGCATTCAATATGCCAAGGGTGGACTAGCTGAGATACCTGATTTTTATCCTAGACGCACTGGTGGCATAGATCCCAGTGAGGGTTCGGGAAAAAAAGATGATGTCCCGGCCCTTTTGATGGCCGGTGAATTTGTCATGACTCGTGATGCCGTTAAGGGCGCTGGTGGAGGGAGTTTGGACAAAGGCATAGATAATATGTACACCATGATGGATCAGTTCGAGAGGATGGCGTGATGGCAGTTCAAACTGTAGAACAAGTACAACGTTTAGCGCCCTACCTTGAGGGATTAGAAAAGCGGCTTTTACAGTCTGCATTTGGAACGTTTGACGGGGAAACGCAAACTAGCCCCGGATTGTTAGATAGAGGAATTAATCTTCCGCAGTTTCAAATTGCTGGGTTAGATCCGCTTCAGCAACAGGCTCTTGCTCTTGCCCCACAAATGTTCGGTTCTTTTGCTCCATTTGTAAGGGGTGCTGGGCAAACTGCTGGCGCTGGCACTGCTGCTCTCTCTGGCGGATTAGGAATGCTGGCAGACCCAACGCGCTCTGTCGGCATGTTCATGAATCCTTATGAAGACATTGTAATTGATGAGATTAATCGTCAAGCAGCCAGAGGGCAGCAGAATATAGCTGCGCAAGCTGCAAAAGCAGGGGCATTTGGCGGATCTCGTTTTGGATTACAGGCTGGAGAAGCTGAAGGGCGTAGACTTGCTGCCATAGGCGAGGCTCGACGTAGAGGCTTCGACACGGCCCTTAACGCCTCTCAAAGAGCCGCACAGCTTATGGGCGGTCTTGGGCAGGCATTTGGCTCACTGGCTGGCACAACGGCTGACATTGGTCGTGTAGGATCTGAACTTGGTCGTGCAGACCTTGGCATGCTTACAGATCTTGGGCAGATAGGCCGCAACTTTCAGCAACAACAGTTGGAAGCGCAAAGACAAAATCTTCTTCAACAATCACAAGAGCCGTTTACACGCTTACAGCTTGGTCAACAGCTTCTTAAAGGACTGCCTAGCGGTGATCTATCGTCTACGTTTAAGTCTACGACGACGCCCGATACTAATCCGTTTTTAGCAGGGATTGGCACCTATGCTGCTCTACAAGGCATTCAATCTGGCGCACAGTCACAGTAGGAGCGCATAATGGCACAACGCTCTAGCCCTATTCTTCCTATCACCAGCGGAATTGGTGCTGTATCGCCTGTCAACGTAGGCGGACCCGGCAGTGCTGAAGAGGCGTTTCGCAATGAGCAAGGTCTTTTGCAAAGGCTGTTTTCTGGTCTTGGCGGTGGCGGCAATCGCGCTCCATCTTTATCTGACATAAGTGGCGGTTATTATGCAGATCAACGTGGTGCTGGGTCTGCCATTCCTTCTGCAACAAGTCCTGCAATGAGTCCTTCAGAGTTGGATGATTTTGCTGGTTTGTCTATTGCAGGTGCGTTAGGGCCAAGTTCTGTCCCAACTCCATCCGAAATTCTTTCATCTTTATTCAGAGCGGGACCGGCGGCTAGACCTCAAGCTAATGTTCGTCAGCCTGATGATTTGGTAGAGACGATACCCTCACCGTTTGACGATTTATCCGGGTTTAATATTGACCCTAGAGGTAGTGTGGGTGGTACCTTATTTGGTGACCCGGTTGAAACAACACCGGCACAGGCTCAAGAAACGGCTGGCATTCTTACCAAACTCATTCAGGATTCTGCAACTCGCGGAGGGGCTGAGACTGCTGCCACAGACGGCAAAGAATCTAGTACAACTGATGAGCGGCAAGGCCCAACAACTTCTGATCCGTATGCGATTCAGGACAAAATTGGTCAATCCACTGGGCTTGGAGAAACGCAAACCACTGAAACGCAAACCACTGAAAGCAACATCTATTCAGATTTAATGAAGACATCTACTAACAGCGTTCTTGAAGCTTTGGGAAAGGCCCCTGAAGGCGCAAAGAGCATTGATGATTACAAGAAAATTTTCTCTGACGCTACTGGCATTGATATTTCAGGTCAGCCCGACAACTCAGCAGCCCTAACAGCTTTTGGCCTTGCTCTTATGCAAAACAAGGCCGGTAAGGGTTTCAATGTAGGCAAGATACTCAGTGAGACAGGGGCCGCTGGTGAAAAGGCTCTGCCACTTATGGTTCAAGCCAAAAAGGATGCAAAGGCATCTCAGCTTGCCGCTGGACAGTTTGCTCTTACGCAACAGAGTAAAGACGCTGCGACGCGAACAGCCTTTATCACTGATCAAGTTAATTACCTGCGTGATCGTCGTGACAAAATTAATGACGACATGGTTGCTCGTATCAATGCGACCGAGGACATCCGTCTAAAGGCTAAATTAAAGGCCGAAGGTGATTATCAGAATCACTTGTACAACCGTCAGATAAAGCTGCTTGAATTAAATAATAAAGCAGCGAAAGGTCAGTTTAAGACAGGTGACAAAACCACCTTTAAGCCGATTACTGGTATGGATAACCTAACCTTGACGATGGGTGTTCGTGAATCTGATGGTCAGCCTGTTTTCAAATTCCCTGCCGAAGAAGCCGCTCGTTTTGGTGTAGCTCTGGCAGATGTCAATGATGGCCTTCGTTCACTAGATGATATGTCGGCGCTAATTAGCAATGTTGCAAATCAGCCCGGAGGTGTTACAGGGCAAAAAGCAATAGAGGTTTTGAATGGTTGGTCAAGGAGCTTAGGATTCGACAACATCTATTACGACCCTGATGCCAAAACAGCGACACCTCTGGCTGATGCAGACGCAATTAAGAAAAGGGTCATTGCTCAGTACAAACGTTTTCTTTCGCAAGAAACTGGCAATGGCATTTCAGAAGGTGACGTTACAAGGCTCGAAAATGCTTTGGGCGATGTTAACTGGTTTGCTAATCCAGATGTCGCTCTGCAAAGAATCGAAGAGACTAGAGCAATATTTATGGGCAGAAAGAGTCAGCTTGTAAGTGAGATCGAAAGTTTCGATGATAGGGATCTTTATCTTTCAGAGAAGCAGTATGAAAAAACAATGCGCGGTTTGGCTGGCGATATTGATGCTGCCTACTACTATGACAAGAGTGGCGGAAGCGGAAGATCAGCTATGATGTCAGAGATATTTGATATCACTGAAGATGCAGATGGAATGCAGACATACCGCCTGAAAAGCTCATAAGGATTCGCTATGGGAAAGATAAAAATTGAACTTCCTAACGAATCATTCTTTGTAGAGATTGAGGGTGATCAGCCAAACATTAAAGAACGTTTGGCAATTAATGAATTAGTGCAAAGCAAAACGAGGTCAGCAACGGCTCGTCGTCAAGTTTCGCCACAACAAGCACAAGAAGAACAAGGTTTCGATACAAAGACAGGTATTCAAAGTGGCATGCTCCGCGCCGCTCTGTCTGCTGCTGAAACAGCCGAGGAAGAGGAGGCAATCCTCGCACGGGCTGGATTTGCTTCAGAAGACTTTGTGAGAGATAGTCGTGGCAGGCTTGCTCTAACGCCGACCGGCGCAGCCAAGACCGGCATGGAGACTGACAAGAACGTTCTCATAGATGAAGAGGGCTTCAGTCGTTATGACTTTGCAGACCTCGCTGGTATCGCGCCAGAGGTAACTGGTGCCATTGTAGGCGCTGTAAAAACAGCGCCGCTTGGCGCTCCCGCTGGACCCTTTGGTGTTTTGGGGGCAGGCGCGGTAGGCGCTGCTGGTGGCGCGGCTGCCGGAAATCTTTTTGAAGAGGGTATTGAGGGTTTATTTGACGTTTCTAAGCAGACGGCTGGTGAAATAGCCAGAGACACGGCCAAAGAAGCCGCCCTCGCAGGTGGAGGCGAACTTTTGTTCGGCGCGCCATTTGCAGCATTTAAACTTCTGTCTCCAAAGCCGGGGATCTTAAAAGAAGGTGGACAGCAACTAGATGATATCGGCTTGGCGATTAGTAGAGATTATCAGCCTACTAAACGTGCCATGGGGTTGCCCCCTATACCTGCAAAGTTAGAACAAGTCACAGAGTCTGTTATAGGCGCAAGCCCACGACAGGTTAAAAATTCTGCACAAATGCAAGCAGATCTTGCTCGTTATAAAGGTCTAATTGATGAAGCCGTAGATACAGCACAGGGGCAATTAGCTGGAGACTTTTTACTTGAGGCTCAAGCCCTGAGTGGTCAAGCACTCTCTACCGCAGCGGCTGACGTAAGAGCATCCATCATAGGGCAGCTAGATGATTCCGTGAAAGCTGTCACGGGAAGTCTGAAGAAGGACGCAGCGTTAGACGATCAATTGTTCTCATTGGTGAACAATTCATTCAAAGCATTCAGCGATGCCAACACAGTTAACTTTGCTCTGATTGACGACATTATGAGCAAGTCCATTGGGCAAGCTGACATTCTTCCAACTAATAGCTTGAAGGAGCTTTCTGAGAGTTTCCAACAAAAATACGGACAAGTTTCGATTGGAGGGGCAGAACAAGGGGCCAAGGCAATGGCCGATACCTTGGCTGAACAAATTAACCAACTCGGTAAGAAGGCAAGTTTCACCACGATATACAAGAACCGTGAGAATCTCGCTAAGGCGATGTATGCAGCGCCGAAGAAGTTTGGCACTGAATATCAGATGCAGAAAGATGTCCTCGCTGCTCTGGACAATATTCTTACATCCTCGAACATTGAAACTCTGGCTCAAGGTATTGGCAAGAAGTTCGGCGCTGAAAGCGTACAGGCTTTGAAGGCTGCTGCCGACAGCATTCCAGATGCTCGTAAGTTTTATACTGAGGGCATGAAAAGGTTTGAAAATATTGAAGCCGCGACTTCGGGCAAGAACATTGTGGCAGCCCTGCGGCAAGGCGAGTCTCCTGCGAATCTTGCTGACTTTGGCATGTCTCTCGTGAAGAACGGCAACAAGAAACCTTTAGAAAATCTTCGTGCTGCTCTGGGGCCGGGACCACAGTACGAGGCAGTTAAAGGCGCTCTTGGCAGAGAGTGGATGAGAACAACGCTGAAGAATAGTGGCTTCGACACAGCCAATCCATCTCTGTTCAACCCAGACAGATTTATCAAGGCAATCGACGATCTTGGTGAAACAGGCGAAGAATTGTTCGGTGGTCAGCTTGCTGGCATTAGATCCGTTGCTAAACAAATGGATGACCTGTCTATCGGCAGAATAAATCAAAAGGTTTTAGACGACGCCTTTGAAGCAGGTGTAGATCAGTCAGTTCTTACCGGAATGAGAAATGCTTTAGGTGCTGCTAGAGGTTTTGCCGAGGTGCGCAAGCCTCAACTGCTTAGAAAACTAAATGATGGAACCTTGGAAGCGGATGAGGCTTTAGAAGTATTTTTGGCCCCCGGCGCAAAGAAAAAAGAAGTTCGCGCCATAATGAACTTCTTTGAACGCAGTGGTAACGAACAAGCTATGGCTAGTATTAGAGGTGCAGTTCTTGACGATATATTTGATGGCATGGGGGCCACGGTTAATGCTCAAGATTTGGCGGGGCTTGCGGGACGCATTGCCAAAAGAGACAAAGGTCAGAAGCTAGACATTCTCCTTGGCAAAGAAATCGCTCAAGATGTTAGAGAATTTGGCCGTATTATGGGAGTCTTATCGAAAGACGCATCCACCTCTGATCTTGTTGCCAATAGTATCACTGTAAACTTTATGAGCCAGCTTGGCCGCATATCTCGCTTGTTTTTAGTGGGCAGGTTGTTCGATGGCAGAGGGGCAGTAAAGCAAATAGATGAAGCTTACAAGCGCAGCAAAGGCATGCCAGTGGAAGAACGTGCAAACTTTATAGGCACAGTCGTAAACGGTTTGTTTAGGCCCGTACCACAAGTATCAGCACAACTTGCGGATGAAGGTGCTAAAAACGCTGCTCGTGAGGTAGAGGCGTTAGGCAACCGTCTTACAGAGCGTGTAACGCAAATGACAACGCCGAGTGCATCATCTGGCATCGGGGCTGTTGATGTCACGCAGCCACTAACTCCAAACATAGCGCCCGTATCTTCGGCGACCCCAGCAACCGGAACAAATGTACCGGTTGGATCTCGTGGCACCGCTGGTACAGCGGTAACTGATCTACGTCAGATGGCAACAAACAACCCTGAAATCGCAAGGGCGCTTGGTATTCGTGGCGCAACAGCAGGATTACTCTGATGAACAAAGATAAGCTCCGTGAAGAGCTTGCAGAAGATGAAGGCTGCAAGTTTGAAATCTACCTAGATCACCTCGGCCTACCTACTTTTGGGATTGGCCATCTCGTGATTGAGGATGACCCAGAGCATGGTCAGCCTGTAGGAACACCAGTAGACAATGAGCGGGTACGACAAGTGTTCGCTTTAGATATTGCGTCTACGCTGGACGAATGTCATGTGCTGTACCCAGACTTTGACGATCTGCCAGAAGAGGCGCAACTGATCATTGCTAACATGATGTTTAATATGGGCCGCCCTCGCCTGTCAAAGTTCAAGGGGATGAAGGCTGGTGTAGATGCTAGGGATTGGAACAGGGCCGCTGACGAGATGGTAGACAGCCGCTGGTATGATCAGGTCACCAATCGAGCGAAGCGTCTTGTGGCCCGTATGAGAGCGTTGCAGGATCAAGCCTGATACACATCATTTCCTGATTGTCAGCACGCTGGATGTCAGCGTCTATGTAGACTGATTGCTGATAACACTCATCCAAATTCTCGAAAGGCGATAGCGCTGCCACGTTATATTCTGTGGGCGCTACCGCCGTAATAAGAATAAGCATCCATTCGTAGGGCATCCTACCCCCCTGCGGTCGATCCTATCCCCATGGCCGTCACATTGCTGCCATAATCTTTATCGTATGCCTCTTTCACTAACTTGGCAATCTGTAGGCCAATTGTGCGATGCTCTTCTTTCGACATCGTGCGCAGCTTGTTGTATGTGTCTATGTCAACGCCTACGGACTTGACTTGTTTTGCCTGTTTCATCACAATCTCCCAAATATTCCCACAACAGCCCACATATTACCATGTATCGCTATAAACGCAACAAGTACGGCGCGAAGAAAACTACAGTTGATGGAATCACCTTTGATTCTAAATGGGAGGCGCAACGTTGGGGTGAGTTGCAAGCTATGGAACGTGGTGGGCTTGTACGAGACTTAGAGAGACAAGTGAGTTATGACGTTGTTGTCAACGGCGAGAAGATTTGCAGGTACATTGCAGACTTTAGATATAAGGCAGTCGATGATGACGGCAGCACAAAAGAAGTAGTTGAGGACGCCAAAGGATTTGAAACCGCTGATTTTAAAATAAAAAAGAAATTGATGAAGGCCGTTCATCAAATAGATTTGTATCTTTCTAAAAAAGCCATTGACAGGCGATGATTGCGACCCTATGTTGAAGATGGTTTGACGGCCATCACAACAGGAGGGTTCCATGAACTCAGCAGACATGCCTCTGTATAATGACTTGTCGTCCATGAAAGAACGGCACGACACGCTCAAGATGCAGATCCACGATCTTCAGCAACAACTCAAGATCGTGAAAAATTCCATTCAAGATCAGTTTGAGGAAACTGCCCGGATGCAGCTTGCCCAACAGGGTAAGGATTTCGGCCAGACAACCATCAACGCTGGCGAACATAAAATCACTGTTGATTTTAAGAAGCGAGTTGAGTGGGATCAGGAGAAGCTGATTGAGGCTTTCAATCAGATGGATCCTGATACGGCTAGGCACTACGCTACTGTGAAGTACGCAGTGTCTGAAGCCAAATACAAAACAGCACCACCAGAAGTCGTTGGCCTCTTGTCAGAGGCTCGTACTGTTCATCTGTCAGGTGTAAGTGTGGACATAGAAGATAGGGAATGAGGATATGATGCAGATTATTTCCGCCGCAGAAAGACTTGCCGAAAAGCGCGGCCACAAAATTGTGGTCGCTGGTAAGTCAGGTGTGGGGAAGACATCACTGGTGCGTACCTTGGACATGAGCAGGACACTGTTCATGGACTTGGAGGCTGGTGATGCCGCCATCGAGGGCTGTGAAGTCGATGTCATTAGGCCGCGCACTTGGCAAGAGTGCCGTGACTTTGCATGCTTCCTCGGTGGCGCGAACCCCGCCTTGAGTGAAGACTCTCCGTACAGCGAGGCTCACTATGAGTATGTGTGCCAGATGTATGGTGACCCAGCCGCCGTGCTGGATAAATACGATACCATCTTCATTGATAGTATCACTGTCGCTGGTCGGCTGTGCTTCTCGCACAACCAAAACCAGCCAGAAGCCAGATCAGATCGCACAGGCAAACTGGACACTCGCGCAGTGTACGGTGCGCAAGGTCGCGAGATGATGGCGTGGCTAACTCATCTTCAGCACATTCGTGAGAAGAATGTCATATTCGTTGGCATTCTGGATGAGAAGATTGATGACTATGGTAGGCAGACATATGATCTGCAAATCGAAGGCTCAAAGACAGGCCGCGAACTTCCCGGCATTGTTGATGAGGTCATCACAATGGCTACGCTTACGTCAGACGAAGGCAACATGTTCCGTGCCTTTGTCTGTCACACTCTCAATCAATGGGGCTATCCGGCAAAGGATCGGAGCGGTAGGCTTGATGCTATCGAAGAACCTCATCTTGGCAAGCTGTTTGAGAAGATGTCTGGGCCGCGCCCAGAAGCCATGCAGTTTGTTGATCCATCCACGGTCACAGTTGCACAAGGAGAAAACTGACCATGCTTGATCTTAATAACGTTTCCTATTCTGACGATGGGCCACGCGACTTTGAGCTGATCCCTGATGGGACTGTCGTTCGCGCTTTCATAAAGCTGAGCGGCGGTGACCATGAGCTTCCTGAGTTTGGTGGCGGCACTTACTTCAAGTCATCTCAGAGCGGTGCCAAATGGATGCCTATTGAACTGACCATCGTAGGTGGTCCGTATGATAAGCGCAAAGTTTGGCAGAACATCTTTGTCGATGGCGCAAAGGCAGACCAGAATGGTTTCTCTATCGCTAAGCGCATTGGCCTTGAGACTATCAAGAAGATGGTAGACAGCCACTTTGCTCTGGACATGAAGGACGCCTCTCCAGAGGCCGCACAGAAGCGCGGCAGCATTAACGGTGTGCATATGCTCAATGGCATGCAGATTTGCTTTAAAATTGGCATTGAGAAGGGCAGCAATGGTTATGCAGACAAGAATAAAATCAAGACCATATTGACTCCCGGTTCTCAGGAGTTTATTGCAGGTAGCCCTGCGGCAGTTGCCCCGGCAGCTACTCCCACGCCACAAGCGGCCCCAGCGCCTAGCGCACCGGCCACTACAGCTACAGCGGGGGTAACACCAACATGGGCGCGCTAGGTTTTCTTAGGTCATTCTTTGGCGGCAACCCTCGTGAGGTCGTCAAACTCGGCAAGGGGGGAGCCGAGGCCGTAAATCCCCCCACCAACCCAGCTTTCAACAAATCTCATTGGAAGACGGCTTATAAGAAAGATGAAGCTGGCAAGATGGAACTTGTCAGCAAAGAGTTGGTAGTCCCTAAGTTTTGTCGCGAAACCTTTCTTATGATTTCTCGTAAGAGAGGAGCCACAATCTCTGAGATCGTAAAGAAGACTGGCAAGACCAAAGGCACGATCTATCAAGAGATTGCTTTGCTCAAGAAGAGCGGGGTCAAAATTGTTCGTGCTTATGAGAAGCCGGTCTATAGGTTTCGAGTAGGCTAACATGTTGCTCCGTCCGTATCAGGAGGTGGCAATCAATGACGCCGCTGATGCTCTGGACAAACATGGCAATACACTTGTAGTCGCCCCCACTGGAGCCGGAAAGACAATCATGCTTTCCGCTCTGGTGGGCAAGCGCCGTGGTGTATCCAAAGATGTTTTGATCCTACAGCATCGTGACGAGTTGGTTTCACAAAACTCCACGAAATTTCAACGTGTGAACCCTGAACTGTCCGCAAGTTACGTCAACGCTTCACAAAAAGATTGGGGCGGCGACGCAGTATTCGCAATGGTTCAAACTCTTTCACGCCACAACAACCTTGAGCAAATGCCAAAGGTTGATCTCATTGTTGTGGATGAAGCGCATCACACTGTAGCCGATACATATCAACGTATCATTAATGCCGCTAAGAAGGCCAATGAAGGGGTGCAAGTCGTTGGCTTTACCGCCACCCCCAACCGTGGTGACAAAAAGGGTCTGCGAGACGTATTCACGAACTGTAGCCACCAGATCGAAATCGCTACATTAATCCGTGAGGGCTTTCTTGTGCCGCCCAAAACATTCGTTGTGGATGTTGGGGTACAAGATGAATTGCGTGATGTGCGCAAGACTGCATCTGACTTTGACATGGCAGATGTCGAAAAGATTATGAACCGCCGCGCTATCAACAAGCGCGTGGTCGAGGAGTGGTTGGACAAGGCCGGGGATCGTAAGACCATCGTGTTCTGTTCAACCATTCGTCACGCAGAAGATGTGTGTGAGGAGTTTGTTAAGCAGGGCGTTATCGCTCATGTCGTTACAGGCAATACACCATCTGATGAGCGTGAGGAGATTCTACACGATCTCGCGCATGGTGAGACACAAGTGGTAGTAAACGTCGCTGTTCTGACCGAAGGGTTCGATGCGCCGCCTGTGTCCTGTGTGGTGCTGACGCGGCCATGCTCATACAAGTCCACAATGGTTCAGATGATCGGGCGTGGTCTGCGCACAGTTGACCAAGAAGAGTTTCCCGGCATTGTAAAAACTGACTGCATTGTCATGGACTTTGGAACGTCTGTCCTGACGCATGGATCACTGGATGATGCTGTTGATCTTGATGGCGCTGGCGATACGACGGCTGGCGACGCGCCAGAAAAGGTTTGCCCAGAGTGTGAATCAATCGTGCCACTTGGCGTTCGTGAGTGTCCGTTTTGTGGTCACATGTTTGAGGGGGCAGACTCTGATCCTCTCGATAGCTTTGAGATGACCGAAGTGGATCTGATGGAGCGCTCTCCATTCAGATGGGTAGATTTGTTCGGTAATGGTGCGTGTCTTGCAGCCACTGGATTTAACTGTTTCGCTCTGATCGCAGAGGTCGATGAGCTATCTATGGCAATCGTAAAGCGAACAAATTCACGAGTGCGGCTGATATCTGTCGGCACGAAGAAGCAGGCGATGGCCGCTGCTGATGATTACATGCGCCAGAATGAATCCAGTGATTCTGCCAAGAAAACAAAGCGCTGGCTAAACGATCCTGTGAGCGACAAACAGCGCAGTGCCTTAGCGCAACGCGGTGTACAGATTAGCCCGATTGACTTCTCTTGGACTAAGTACAGAGCAGCTTGTATGCTGAACTATGTGTGGAACAAGCAATTCGTGGATCGAATTGTCTACGAAATCATGGATGATATGGACAAGATAGCATGACAAGAGGCGAAGTTACTTTCGTGTTTCACAAACATTCAGGGGGCGGGGTGCAAACCTCATGCTTCATGAATTTTCTTGATCCAAATAATTTGGAGGATGTGCAAGCCAAGGTAATTGAAGCTGTGCATGATTTCACAGAGGGCAAAGAAGAGCAGTTTAAATGTGTGACCGTCGTGGTCGATATCGCTGAATATGACCATTACCTGACTGCGATGGTTGTGTTTAATGAGGAGGGCGAAGAATGGGAGAACATGATGGGAGCGCACGAAATGTCGGAGACAATCCACTAAGGCATTTCGCGTCTATGATAGGGCAGATCGGGTGGGGCAAGAAGCTAAACGAGCTATCCGAGGATGAAGTAGTTGGCATGATACTAATCGCTAAGAGCGTGAAAGGGCTAGAAGATGTCTACAGCGAACCTTACCTTGCAGAGCTATTTGAACGGTACGGTGGGCATCCCAGAACCGAAGTCAAAGATATCCCCTTCTGAAGACGCAGCGGCAATCATTAAAGAGTTAGATCGGGCTGTCATTGAGAAAGAGCGTAAGCAGCCAGAGCGTAAGTATCTGGGGGCTTCCTCTCTCGGTGACCCGTGCGCTCGTAAACTTCAATACCGATACATGGGGCAGCAGAAAGACAAAGACAAAGGCTTTCCTGCAAAGACTTTGCGAACATTTGCTCTGGGTCACACCATCGAAGATCTGATGATCATGTACTTCCGTGACGCCGGATTCGATTTGCGCACAGAGAAATATGGCGAACAATTTGGATTCGACACGGCGGATGGCGAAGTTCGTGGTCATATCGACGGTGTAATATGTGGCGGCCCATTACACCTCTCGTACCCAATGCTGTGGGAGTGCAAGTCTGCATCGGACAAGAAGTTCAACGAATTTGTTCGTAAAGGCGTGGCGGAGGCCAACCCGGTCTACGCAGCACAGATCGCGCTGTATCAAGCCTACATGGACTTAGCTGAGAACCCTTGTGTGTTTACGGTTCTGAACAAGAACACAAGCGAGGTCTATATAGAGTTGGTGCCGTTCGACGCAGAGCTTGCACAAAAGACCAGTGATAAGGCTGTGCAAATTCTGGAGGCTACTAGGGGTAATGACATCCTTCCGCGTATCGCGCAGAATGACGACTTTCACATTTGCAAGTGGTGCGAGTTTCGTAATACTTGCTGGCAAAAAGAAGGGGCGGCATGAACCGCCCCATAGGAAACCGAATGCTTGATAGGAGACAATATAATGAGTGTGGTGAGGTTTGGCAACACTACATCTGGTAGGTCAGCCCATGATCTAGTCGAAGAGATATCTAGAAAAGTTCCGAAGTCTGAGCAGATTCGCATTCTGCAAGACACGTTCCCTGCCGGTCGTATTCACGGCAAAACATTCTACATAGGCTCATTGCTGGGCGACTCTGGCAAGTCGATGAAGATCGACATTGATCCGTCGTCACCTAACTTCATGCGAGGCCAAGACTTCAATGGCGGCGTCGGGGTAGGCGGGATCGTAAAGATTCTGATGCACGGCAGAGATATGAAGTTGGGCGAGATCAAAGAGATGTTCTCGGACTATCTGGATAGTCTTGAGCCGCAAATTGTTCGGGATAATGCTCCAATCGAGCATCCGATCAAGACACAGTACAATGCCAATACGCCGTATGACGCGCAGTACATTTACACCAACGCAGACGGTGAAGTGTTGGTTACGGTGCGCCGGTACAATGTGAAGGACATCACGGGCAATCCGCTGCTTAACTCTGCCGGAAAGCCAAAGAAAGAATTCAGGCCGTTTGTCGAGGGCGTTGGTTACTCCAAGTTCCCTGATATCCGCCCCATGTACAATATCCCGAACATTTTGGCATCGGAACGGGTGATTTGGGTTGAGGGCGAGAAGTGTGCCGACTCTCTCAATGAGGCGGGTTACACGGCGACATGCACGATTGGTGGGGCTGGCGCGCTGACCAAGAAGACATCGGCGCAGTTCGACTTCTCTCCATTGCAAGGCAAGGAAGTAATCCTGTGGCCTGACAACGATCCTGCTGGCAAGAAGCTGGCTGATCTGATTCAGGATTTGGCTTTGGCTGCTGGTGCGAAGTCGGTAACGATGCTGACACCGCCCATGGGCAAGCCTGAAGGGTGGGACGCATCGGATGCAATCAGCGAAGGCTTCAACATTGAAAGCTTTCTTAACACCAAAGCAAAAGTCACAAAGACGAACATCAACCTGCTGGATGATACGTTCTCTATCGCTCGGTTCGAGGGCGAGGCACCCGAACAAAAGTTCCTGATCGAAGGCACATTCCCTATGGGCGTGCCAATCATCTTTGCTGCTGCCGGTGATTCGGGCAAAGGCATGATGACTCTCGACATGGGCATGAAGATCGCATCGGGCAAGCCAATGACTACAGCTTTCGGTGGTCTGGTCAAAGAGTTCGGCAACGTGGTCATTTTCACGGCAGAAGATGACGAGGCTGAGATGCACCGAAGAATTGATCGTATGGATCCGTTTGGGGCTAGGCATGGCTATATCCATGATCTAAAGGTCGTACCTCTGCCAAATGTCGGCGGTGTGTTTCCGATACTGACAGAAAGTCACGGTGACTTCTCGACATCTGAGGAGTTCGAGAAGATATACGAACAAGTGTTACAGATGCAGAATCTGAAGCTCATTGTGTTCGATCCACTCGCATCTTTTGTACACGCTGACGTTAACGCTGATCCGGCTGCTGGTGCTGCTCTGACTGGTCTACTGGCCAAGATGGCTACTGAGACTGGCGCATCCATACTGCTCTGTCACCACATGACGAAGATTAAGGAAGACGCTGTGGTTAAGACGCCGGAGCAAGCTCGCAATCTTATTCGGGGTACGTCTGCTTTGGTTGACGGTGTGCGCTCTGCTTTCGCCATATGGCAGGTCGATACAGTTCGGGCCAAGAAGATGTGTGAGCGCCTTGGTGTGCCGTTCCAACGTAACACCTGTTACGACGGCGCAGTGGTGAAGTCCAACGGGCCAGCCCAGAGAAATGTTCGCCATTTCATTCGGGACATGAACACGGGGCTGCTGACTGACCGCACAGAAGAAATCACGGCGATGAACACGGGAACCGCTCTGGAGGCAAAGCTAGATGCCATGTTCCAGTGGATCACAGACTGTGAGAACAACGGCATTGCGCTGACCCACATGAGCGGCAACAACGCAGTACACAGACGGTCTGAGGATGCTGATGCCCCTGATGTATTGCGAGGCGTAAGCAAAAGCTCTCTGGAGAAATATGTTCGGGATTTGCAGGACGCTGGCCGCATCGACAAGTTTCAGCTTACGCCAACCGGAGGTCGGGTCTGGCTTGGGGCAGTTGATGGGCCTATGAGTCGGGGCGAATATGAAGCAACAACGGCAAGAGATAATGTGTGATGGGGGTTGCAAAGATGGAAATGATTGCGTATATATATCGGGATAGCTAGGAAACCTCCTAACTGTTCGGTTGATGCTACGGCGGTGGACCCCCTAACTGGTTCGCCGCCGTAGTTTTTTTATGACTCGTTTACGAGCAATTGTTCGGCTTCCACACTCCGCTGCTCACTTCGCAGCATCTCCATGCCCACCTGCTGACACCGCAGCGCCATGTCCAGCATTTGTTCGGCTGACATCTCCACAATGTAAACCTTGCCACCCGCACTGACTGCCATGCCGTCATTGCGTGGGATGATTAGTACCTTTTCCATTTTGCCCTCCTAACTGTACTACATTCTTGCCCCATACTTTGTAGCACATGTCATGCCCGCTAATTAACTGCAAATAGCGGGCATATGCCGTGCCGCATAATTAACCGCAATTACGCGGCACAAAACTGCACAGGTTTTTGTCCATGAAAAAGGGGTTGACTTTAGCAATCATTGCATATATATTAAAGATACCGTTAATGATGACGGCAATAGAAGAAGGACAAAACAAATGGACAATCTGCTGATTGACGAATTGATCAAGATCCTGAATGGGATCAAAGAAACAAACCGCACCATGGAAATGGGTGACGTACAGGCAAGCCCCGACTTTGAAAGGGATTGGTACCGTCCAGCGGAACGTGAACAAGATGCGCTGATTTCAAAGCTCATCTCAACCATCAAGCAGAATGTGGATAGCATTGCTTGGAAAGACTAAGGGAGTGGGGGCGCAAGCCCCCTTTTATTTTTTTTGTTGACTATTGCATTCAATGCGATTAACTATACATAACTATCAATCAACCGAGGAATAGACCAATGAATAGAGACATCACGATTAACTACAGTCCTTCTGAGCTTTGGTGGAAGACCACCCTTGAAGACTTGTGGGTCACCATCCTTGAGGGTGGCAGTAACTATTGGGTGGATAAGATCGAATACGACAAGCCTGAGTGGGCTGATGCCACGCATCTGAAGAATGGCGCGCATCTCGCAGAAAACTTTGAGGTGACGATTTACCATAATGGTGAATAC